GGCCACACTCTTCCAGTGCCACCAACACGCGCCACACACCGGTGCGCACTACTGCGCGCTCCCGTGAATCCGCCCGGGGTGCGGCGTAGTTGATGATCTGCTTCATCTTGAACCTGCGCCCGGGGTATGCAGCCATCAGGTCGATCACTTCCTTTGCGTACTTCATCCCAGTTTCCTTTCAACCTGGTTGCGGAACAGCCCCAGGTACAGCTTGTATTCGGTTTCGTTCATCGTGACTCCCGTGGTCTCGGCGATCCACTCGCGGGCGGCCCGGCGCCGGGCCTTGGTGTCCATGGCGCCGAACTTCGCGTTCTTCTGCGGGAACTCGGCGATCACCACCATGCGCTCATGCGAAGGCAGCGCGGCGTGCATCGCCTCCACGGCCATGGCGTGGTCGTAGTTGATCGGGCGGGGATCATCCTCCAAAGACACGTAAGCCTCCATGTTCCCCACCGTGGTGCCGGACCACGTCCAGCGGGCCCAGTTCCACAAATAGTCATCGCCAGTCAGGCTACTCATCAGCCACCTCGAACTGCTTGCACTTCTTGCCGTAGGGCTTGCCCTTCAGGCAGCGGAGTACCGTGTCGCCGAAAGGTGTCTGAACGGTGCGCGCGTTCGCGCAACCATTGCAGGACCGATTAAGTGCTGCCTGCTGCTTGCTCATCAGCACCAGCATCGGGTCTTGGAATTCCCATTTGCGCAGGTCGACTGTCATCGTCCAATCTCCACGAGCACGAAGCCCTTCTTCTCAGAATCCAACGCACGGTCCAGGATGAGCGGCGTGAACTGGCTGTCATCGATACCCAGCGCCGCCGCGATCCCGTCCAGGCGCGGTTTCTCGGCCGACAGTAGGCCGTCCAAGTCGCGCCGGATCTTGTTGGGCGCCACCCAGGTAATCGATACCGGCATCTGGCCGGCGGCCGTCAGGATGTTCCGGCCCAGCGCTTCTTTGGCAGCGAAGAACGCGGTTTCCCGTGCTCGCACCTTGGCAGCGTGGCTGGAGAGCCAGTGCTTTCCGTTCTTGCGGTTGGCCATCAGGCTGGTGTCCGGCCACGGCAGACGGATAGTCAGACGGTCTAGTGTCATATCAGTCCCTCAACTGGCTGTACTTCGGTTTCGGTTTGAACTGCACGGCGTTGCGTGCTTCGGTCACGGCTTGGATATCGGCGTCCAGGAAGCGGGAGTGCTGGCCCTGGAACGTCAGGAAGACTTCGCCCAGCGGGCCCATGCGCTGCTTGCGGATCAGGATCTCGGCCAGGCCCTTGAATGGGCTGTATTCGTTGTAGTACTCGTCCCGGTACACCATCAGAATCACGTCGGCGTCCTGCTCGATGGCGCCGGATTCGCGCAGGTCGCTCATCAGCGGGCGTTTATTTGGGCGCTCTTCGACCTTGCGGGACAGTTGGGACAGCAGGATCACCGGACAGCCAAGTTCACGCGCCATCAGCTTCAGCGCGCGCGTGATGCCGCCCAGGTCTTCGTTCCGGCTGTTTCCCTCGCCCTGCATAAGCTGCAGGTAGTCGATGACGATCAGATCCAGCCGCCCCTGGCGCTGCTTGACCTTGCGGGCGGCGAGTCGGACGCGCGCCACATTGGCCAGACCTGGATCGTCCGCAATGATCAAGCGCTGGCTTTCCAGCTTTTGGATCGCATGCGTCAGCCGCGGCCAGTCGTTGTTCTCCAGGCGTCCCGTGCGCAGACGCTGGGTGTCGATCGCCCCGTATCGTGCAATCGTCCGCTCCACCAGCTGCGCCGCTGCCATTTCAAGGCTGATCACCAGCGCCACACCTTCTTCCTCGGTGACGTTCTCCGCGAAGTTGATCGCAAGCGTGGTCTTGCCCATGGAGGGGCGACCGGCGACGATGATTAGGTCGCCATCCTGGAAGCCGCTGGTTTTCTGGTCCAGATCCGTGAAGCCGCTGGCCAGTCCAGAAATGCCGCCGGCACACTCTCCCCGGGCCTCAAGGGATTCGATAACCTCACGCAGCAGGAAGCCCACCTCGACCGGCTCTCGCCCAGCCTGGCGCGTGTCCGCCAGCGCCATGGCAAGGCCGGTTGCCTGCTCGACCAGCATGGAGGAGTCGCCCGCCTCGTTGGCCGCCAGTTCCGCAATATCGTGACCCAGCGCCAGGACGTCGCGGCGGACACGATGGGCTCGGACGATCTCGCCATAGCTGCGCACGTTGGCGCTGCTGGGCACGTTGCTGGCGATTGCGTTCAGATACGCCAAGCCTCCGGCCGCTTCAGCACGCCCCTGGGCTTGCAGCGCGTCGTGGACGGTCAGGACGTCGGCCGGCTTGCTGCTGTTCAGCAGGCGCACCGTGGCTTCGAAGATCAGCCGATGATCGTGGCGGTAGAAGTCATCCGCGTTCAGGAGGTCACCGAGGCGATCCCAGGCGCGGTTGTCCTGCAACAAGCCGCCCAGGACGCCCTGCTCTGCTTCGACGGAATGCGGCGGCACACGCACGGCTTCGGCGCTCATGCTGCCTCCTTGCACACCAATTCAGCCTGCTTTCCTCGTGTGGTCAGACCGAATTCTCCCTGATCACCAACCCACCACAGCTTGAACCAGTTGTCACGCACACAGCCGAGGAACGCCAAGCGCCAATCCTTGTATTTCTTCGATGCGTTCACCCCGCCCGGCAGATATTTCGACTTAAATTCAACCCAACACAGGCTAAGCATTTCCTCCGGCAGGCCTACTTTCTCGGCGTACTTCAGGACAGGCTCGTAGCCCTCGATGACTGACTCACCTCTGGACTGGCAGTCATCCATGAACGTTTTCAAGGTGACGGCGGATTTCCCTTTCTGCTTTGCAGAATCAGCAGGAGGCACCGGCTCTGGCGGCAAGCCAGAGGGGGTATCTGTTTCTTGTTCTTGTTCTTGTTCTTGGCTTCCAAGGGCCTCCGAAGGGGCTTCTAAGGGGCTTACTTTCCCACTGATTTCGCCCCTCATTTTGGTCATGTGATAAGCAGCCCCGTATCGCTCGAAGAACCGCGCCAAATAAGGGTTCTCGGGCTGCGCGTCATACTCGTTTTGCACGCCCTTGCATCGCTTATCAGCAGCCGAAAGCTCCGCATCGATCTGGAACTTGGCCATTTCGATGACCCAAACCATCTCAGAATCCTCGTCGTACTGACAAAAACCAGCTTCCGAGGCCCTCTGAAGCCCCTTCAAAGCCCCTTCCATGCCAAGTCCAGTCTCGTGCGCGATGTACATGACGGGCAGGTAGTACAGGCCAATCATGTTGGAATGCGAGCAAGTCATGAGATACAAAGCAACCACCTGGGCTTCGGCCCCGGCCTTGCGCAAACGCTTGCCTGTTTCCCCGATCCAGAATTGCGGGGATACCTTCCCGTAGTCGCGCATCGCTACACGCTCCCGCTCTTTTGAAGTGCGTTCGAAGCGCCGCGGATCCACTCGCAAACAAGCTGTGCTTGTTCGGCCGAAATCATGATGACTACTTGCACACCCACTTCATTGGTTTGAGCAATCATGATTTCCTCGCCGCACACCGCCACTTCCAGATCATGCATTTTCATAGCTGCCCTTTTGCTGCCCGTTAAGGAAAAAACACAGCGCCAGGCCTGACGGGCTGACAGGCTTTTCGGGAGCTACCCTAGGCGTGTGCAAACAACTCATTCGTCACCCTTCACCAGGCGGCGCAGCGGCTCAACGGCGCGCTGGTAATGCATTTCCACTTCTGCCGGCCACTTGCCCAACTGCATCAACGCGGCACGGGTTGCGTCCACGTATTCCCATTCACGCTTCCAGCGCTCAGCACGCGGAATTCCACCTTGGTCGTGTTGGCGATGCAGATCGGGGTTCAGCGGGAAGCAAAGGCTGTCGCACGCTTTCAGGGCGCCGCCCTTCCCCAGGTTCACGTGGCACGCTTGCGCGGGCTTGCCGGTCACTAGACAGCCCAGCGCGGCCACATTGCGGCGGTGCTGCTCACTGCGGAGCAACGTCGGCAACTTGTGACCGGGCGGGCGATAAAAGCCCATGACGATTTCCACCTTGCGGCCCAGCCCTTCGCTACGGGCGGCCTTGGCGCGCTTCATGGGCGTCTTGCGCGCAGCGGTGTCGACCGCTTGAGGGTAGAGTTGCGGATCATTCTCCAAATCCTTGCAAGACGAGTTCCAGCATTTCGCTGGCGCGCGCGGCCGGCAGATGCGGCCACATAGTTTTCTGGGCGTGCGCCGTGCGCAGGAAGGCAACAGCATCCTCATGGAATTCCTCCATGTCGGCCTGCTCCAGCTTTGCGTAGCTGATTGAGCGCGGCACCGGGATCACGCCGCCCTTCGGGCCCGGGTACCAGTCAACGAAACCGCTGCCGGTCTTCAGCCAAGCCCGGAATGCTTCGAACTCTTCGAACCGTTCCTGTGCTTCGAACAGGGCCGACTCCAGCGCCATGTGCTTGCGGTGGTACCAGCCCGTGCGCTCTTTGTGCGTCGTGATCGACAGCATCTCGCCCGGCTCAAGCCGAACCAGTTGATTCCACAGCCGGCGCCATTGCTTGCGCCCGCGCTCACCCAGGCCATCGACCATGCCGAAGATAATTCGGCGCGCGGCTTCCTTTTCCTGCTCGGAGGCTTGGACGGGTTGCTGACGAACCAGGGTGATATCGGCCATGTCAGTAGCCCCCGCTGTCAGCTTCTATACGGGCCTGCAAATACTTGAACGCCATGCGCTCCAGTGCCTGGATGTCATCGCGGCTGACCACCACGACATCCTTAGGGCACACCTGTAGACCAGCCATCGACAGAACTTGGCACGCGCGCTCCAAGTCATTTGCGACAAACCGCGAGAGCGTTGCTTCCGACAATTCCAACTGTTCAGCAATTTTCTTCTGACCTACTGAACCGATTCTCTGCAACGAAAGGGACAGATACCGTCGTGCAGACATAAGCGCGTCCTCTTTCATCACGCGATCTCCTTCCACACTTCACCGCGGGCGATCATGCCCACGGCTTGGACGCTGATCGAGTACTTCTCGGCGATGAGCTTGCGTGGCATTCCCTTACGGAGGAGAGACTTCACTTCTGCCACTTCGTCACGGTTCAGCTTTTGACGCTTGAAGTACGCATCGACGTCGACCGGTGTTCCAGCTTGCAGTCGACGCATCACGGTGGAGTCGGCCAGCCCATACTCACGAGCGATCTCTACCTGAAACTTCGGCTTGCCGTCGACCAGTACAACCTTGTTCCGCCGAGTATTCCGCGCCTGCTCTAGGGGCGTCGCCCAGCGGCAATTCCCGGGTTCGTAATTGCCGTTGTTGTTGATGCGATCCAGAGTCTTCCCCTCAGGGCGCAACCCCATGTCTTCGACAAA